ATATACAACTCCATTGTAGCACTTGCCAAACTGCTGTCCTGTGTTTTCTTATAGAATGGGCTTCTTACGTTAATCTTTTGCATTACGCTCGTTGTTTTGCTTGTATAAATTGTAATCTCATAAACTCTGCCACGTCCAGGCCATATGCTTTAGCCAGCTCAGTAGGCAGCTTCTTGTAATGTTTTTCAAACGGCTTAGTAAAGAATANTGATGGCTTGAAACCCTTGCGAAATATGCTGCGAGCGATCAAGAACTGCAGCGACTTTCTTGACGTAAATTTACCCTTTCCTTTACCCTTACGGCCTATACCCTTTCTGACAATCCACTTGTCGAGCTTACTGGGTGGAGGCATCTTGTCCTTATAGCTGTATGGAGTGTCATATTTTTTTTCTGTACCCGATACTCCTTTGTCTACAAAGAAGCCATACAGAGGCATCGTAATTTCAAACTCTAATGCACCCGAGGGGTAAACGACTACCTCTTGACCTACTATGCCGTCATAGAGGCCCCCAGAGCTAACTTTACCTTGCTTCTTAAGGTTGGCCTTAGCTTCAGCTATTACAACGTCTCTAAACGTCTCTAATGACTCTTTCAGGTGGTCTAACATATGCTGATATCGTTTGTAACTAATATATTAGCAGTCAGGGTCCAGCCAGCCAGCTTGTTCTCGAATCTGTCATAGAACGGCTCGCAGCTTGGCACCCCCTCTAATTGAAACTGGTCTGTAAACAACTGACCTCTGCGTAGGACCTCGTTGAGCTTGTTAAGTACGGCCAGCTGTGAGTTGAGAACATCTTGCTCGTTATCGTGCCCTACAAAGGTCGAGTCTATATCGCCCTCAGCAGTCGTTTGCTTGGTTTGCCATACAACGTCCATAGCCAGGATTGATACGTTAAAAAGGATTGTGTTACCTTGTAGCTGTGCGTTATTCACTATGATGTGTGATAGAGGGAATATAGAAATCTTGTCTAGGTCGACTTCTGTTAGGTCCCCTGTGGTAACTGTATTGACGTTGGGGTCAGCCAGGAGCTGGTCCTTTATCTTGTCGAGCGTGTTGTAGAACGCCTGTGGGCCTGCNATACTCATTGTTTAAATTTACTTTTCATTCTTATATTCTCTAAGTCTGTTTTCTCTTTTTCAAAAGCCAGCATTGTCAGGCACTTGTGGAGNCCTTGGGAGGTGATATCATCAAACCTTGTAATGTCTCCTCCAGCGAGTGCATAAATTGACTGATACCAACCCCACTTTCTTCCAAAGGTAGATTCTGAGCTAAGGCCGTCTCCTCCGTCTTGTGCAAATAATTCATCATAGCTGTCGACAATTCTATCCCTAAATTGTAAAAAAAAACCAGGGAGCTAATAACAGCGTCCATAGGTGCGTGCTTCATAGCCTCCTCATATAACTCAGGCTCATATTCAGCAACTCTATATTTACCTCCATACTTTTGAACGATAGGCCTGTAAAGGACAGCCATAGCAGTGTGCATTTTATCCCAATCCCCGATGCTTGTATCAAGGTCCACATACTCTCCAAATGACATATCTTCTAAGTCAGGTATGAAGCCGAACTCAGTCTCTCCAATCTTAAAGGACTTTACTAAATCGGGCTTGCTGTTGAGCATATCGGCCAGGATTCCTACGATATGGGCTACGTCTTTGAACTTGAGAAACTTAGTCTTGTCGTAAGGTACGTTGCAAAATATCTCGAGCATCTTCATACTCACAAAGGTATCTGCNTTAGGGTCGTCTGCGTTAGTATTGGCGACCTCTAAATACTTACGATACTGAGCCAGGGTAATCTCGTTAAGCTGATTCGGGACTTGAACTTTAATATCCATACGGCTTGTTGTTTGATATATAACGTACAGAAATGGCTATTTTAGAACACGGGCAAAAAAAAATAGGCCCAATGTTAGGACCTATTCTATAACGCTGTTAAAAGCTCTTAAATTACTTCTTTGGCTTCCTTCCACGTTTGCCAGGNGGTAGGAACGAAGTCAGGTGTTTGACTGCGCTCCTAGTCCTGTCGTTAACCTCTAAATCAGAGTCGTGTTTAGCAACTATAGCGTTGTGCATAATATAACTNAAGTCCTCGTAAAGGACCGAGCCAGGAAAAGTAAGTGTAATCTCGTCACCATCACAGGCTGAAAGACCAATAGTAACTTCTCCGTCATTATTGTAATGTGTATGTATTGTTGTAATGTAATAATGATGTTCTTTCATAATTAATCAGTTCTAAATATATAATAATTTTCTTTTACCATTTCAGATATGAACTCCCATTCATATTCATTGCCGTCATATGTTGCGAAGTGATGGCCATACCCGTCTGCTGATATGACGTTTTCAGCTGTCTGTTCCCAGTCTATTTCTATCCACCACAACTTATCAAAGTCAAAATCATAAAGATAAGTATCCTTAACGAGTTCTTGTATCTCATCTTTGGCAATGTCATCTATTTCGTCTTCATTAATAAAACGCCAGGATTCAGCACCTGTATGTAATTCGAAATCAGTCAGACCATCTGTTATGTTATCGTAGACTTGCTGCTTGAAATCTTTATCCTCTATGTCTAAATATTCGCATAGTTCGATAACGTCTCTGTATAATGCGTAATCAGCCATTTGCCTCTTCATTTAAACAGTCTAACAATGCTCTCTGCATATCAATAAGGTGGAAATTCACATCAGAGTATTTCGCATTGAACATTCTGCCGTGTTGAAAACGCAGATCAGACAGCTCGCTCATCATAGCCTCTGTCTCGTGAAACATATCCAGGAGCTTAGCCTGTATCTTCTGTCGATTAGTAATTTCAGATTTTGTCATAATATTGAATTAAAGATTAACGGCACGAAGTTAAAACATATTTTTCAAACCACCAAATAATAGGTTACGGCTACTTCAATGCGTACTTGCCAAAGTTAGGCCGACTCAGTATGCTGTATGTTGCATAACGGAGGCCGTCGATTGTGTGATTGTTAGCGTCCTCAGGAATGTTAGTGAGCTTGCCTGACTTATCCTCCTTCCACTTGTACGAGCGAAACTCCCGTATGAGGTTGTCAGAATCGTGCACCAGGTTTATGCGATATCGCTTGAGCAGATCAATACCAGCATTTATACTATCCCGACCCTTGACAGAGGGCCGTACGTTATGACCCATACGTCTGAGCTCGTCGTTTAGCCTGGGCTCAGCAGAGTCAGCGTATATCATATTGCGACCCACTCGCAGCTCGTCCAGCTTATTACTTATATCACGGGCTGTCATATGCGTGCTGTATAGGAACTCTTGTACATACAGGTTTGTGTCTTGTTGCCATACACCGACCAGGGCCGTAGGGTCGTTAGAGTAGCCATAGTCCATACCATAAGCCAGGAATGAGGCCTCCTCAGGGACTCTTGTGCACTCTTGATACTTGAATATAGTCGACCTGCTTGCACCCCGTTCTCCAAGCCCGTATATCTGCCAATACTGCTCGTCAGTTTCCTTGAGGCGTTCTATCTCAACACGAATATTGTCCCCCAGGAATGGATTGTCTAAGTATGTAGTCTTGTAAAATGCAGCGTCAGGCCTTGTGATGACCTTGTCGTATATCCAATGGAACTCGTCAGAGGGGTTGTAGTCCAGGATGATTCGGTCCTCAGTACGAAATATGAGCTGCTGCCAATCCTCCCAAAAAAGCTCGTTGGCCTCGTTAATGAATAACAGGTCCCTCTTACGCCCTCTCACCTTTTGAGGCTGGTCAAGGGATATAAATTCAACTAGGTTACCGAACAGCTTATACTCGTTAGAACTCTTGTTGTGCTGTGCCTCGTTATACAGGCCCTTGCCACGCAGTATGTCTATGAAATCACGCATCACCGTAGCACGGGTGGAGGGGAATGTCTTACGGCATATCGTAATCGTCTTGTCCTTATGCTTAAGGCAATAGTGGAATATAATCCAAAGTAGTATGTTGTAGGTCTTGCCTGAACGTGTACCCCCCTGTTCTACGATAATCTTCTTATCACTCTCCAGGAGGTGGTCGTAGACTACGTTTGTATCAATCCTCTTTTTCAGCATTACGAATAATGTTGACCTCGAATGTTGTCGGCTCTCCCTCGGCTCCTGTAATCTCTTGACGCTCTACATAGCCACGCTTCTTACCACGGGTCTTGAGCAGAAATATAGTGGCTGGCACGGAGCCCTCCTTTATCTGCACGTGGAGCTGGGACTCAGCAAAATCAAGTATTACGTTCTCCAGGTCGTCTACGGCCTGAGCATATTCGGGGTCTTCTTGTACCCAGCGATAATGGGTGTTACGGCTTATGCCTACCATTTTACAAGCAGAGGTAACTATGCAAAGGGTCTTCTCTAAGGCCTCGAGCATATTCTTTTTTAGGGTGTCACTTTTTGTCATATTATCATCTTACGAATTATTACTAGAGCTTCTACGGAGTCCTCAGCTACGATATCTGCGTCTATGTTAGCCACACGGGTAGCAATCGACTTAAGATGCCTCTCAGACTGCTTAGAACCTCTCTTCNTACGGCCCTCGGCTCCGTCTCCAGCTATCTTTATAACGAATGGCTTTAGACTTAGTATCTTAGAGTTAGTAAATCTATCTCCTTCATATATAACGATTTTGTCTTTAGACCATTGTGTAAACTTGTCCAGGTCCCTTGTNACGGCCATACTGAGCTTGTCGGACCCTTGAAACATCGAGCCGTCGAAAACCCCAGGAATAACTATCTTGTCGTTGAAGTGAAATCTGAACAGGCCTATCTTACCACGCCTGTGGCACTCCTTGGCCAGGCAGCTCATAACGTATGTCTTGCCGACCCCACACTCTCCTATAACTAATATCGGTTTCATCTCAGGTTTATATAATCGTTNAAATCGTTTCTAAAGCAATCCCACTCTCTGTCCATCATAATGACTTGTCCTGTCTGGCGATAGTGATTCTGCTTGAGCTTGTTGAAGCCAGGGTCAGAGGGCATCGACTCCAGGCGTAAATACTCAGGGAGGTACTGCTCACGGCTCTCCCAAAATACTCTAAACTTCTTACGGCTACGCCAGGCGTTTTCAGCGTGCTTTATGCGTTCGTAGAACATATCGTTATATACGTTGGGATAACGTCTGTTAGGCCTGTGCCAGGACTTATAGCAGCATAGTGTAGTCTCTAATGTAAAGTAGCCAATGTCTTTATGTGGAAATCTTGCCTGGGCCTCCTGCAAAAGTGATGCTCCCTCCTGCTTGAGCCAGCTTATCGTGTCAGGCTGATATGTAACGGGTGTCTTCCACCAATCTAAATCATCACGGCCTACGACCTTGCATATACCATTACGATGCGACCTGGAGCCCGATATGTCGTCCAGGAATAATGTAGGACAATCTAAGGGCTCGCCAGCAATCTTGAGGTACTCAGTATAGCTGAATGTAGCCAAGCGACCAAACGAGCGAAAGTTGTTAATCACATAGTCCCATACGTTGCTGAAGTTTTCGTGCTCGTCTCCTGTGTATAGCTCATCAAACATCTCCTCCTGACTCCTACCCCCGAGCAAATCTATGTACGATTGTACTACGTCTTCAAACTGATTCTTAACATACCTCCTGTCTGTGTCCCAGCCGAAGCGATTGTAATTCTGACGATACCAGGTGCTGATATTCTTAACGGCTGAGGGCTCGGGAGCTTGCAAAAAAATCAAATATGTCGTCAATACATTCTGCGTGATTCCGTTCAAAAATACAAACCAAAGTCTTTCCTCACGGCTTAAATTTAGCTCATCAAAAATGTGTGGGAATGCGTAATATACAGCACCAGCGTGGCCACGAAACTTTAAATGAAATTCATAAAAACGTAAGAAAACCTCACGCCTAAATTCAGGCCTGCGAAAGTCCATTCCGAGCTCCAAGTCTGATACCTCTGACAGGCGATTTATCTCACAAAATCTACCAATTTGTTGTGTTTCTTGTGTTGTCATTTTTCGTCAACTTTTCTCGTAGGGTTTCTCACTTCTCAAAGTTTTAATGGCAATATATCCTCCAGCATAGAAACTCTCTTAAAACGCATTAAAATTAGCTTCTCGTGCATTTCTACAAAACGTACCGAGGCTCATTTCCAACCACCCAAAACAGCGTCTTTTCATTCCAAAACCTGCCGAACTTTTGTGGGTAATCTGCTATGTAATTTCTGACTTTGCCCTCATACCTCGGATGCAATTCTATGCCGTCCAAGTCATACGGNAGCCAGTCCCCGTACGTGCAATATCCTGACCCGTTTATGTCAAAGTGGTGGAGCTGTATGCCCGTGTTTTTGTCTCCAAACATTGTGTACTGAAAGGCCTTGTTGAGGTCCTTGCCAATGACTGATGAAATAATCTTGAGCCGTGTCGGGATGTACTTGAGATTGTACGAGCCGTTGTTGCCAATGCCCATCAAAAGTATGTGTTTGAGCGAGCGTGGAGGATTCATAGCTATGCCATACAATATGCTGACAACCGAATTACAGGAGCCACACGGGATAATCAGAGTCTCTATGTCGTCAGGTATGTTAGCTGTCTGATAACTACCAATCTTGTGAAAGGCCTCGACCCGATCAGGAGCGTTAATCTTTTCGTCAACTGTGATGTTAGTCTCAAGNACCTCGTGATTCGGGAGCTGCTTAGCGAGCTTAGCCGATATGGANCCCAGGGCCCGAGCGTAACCTATCTTGACTACCTTGAACTGAGCACCCATTTGTGAGGCCAGCATCATATTCTTGTGGTCTAAATAATTCTTAGAGCCCGTTACAATGAGACAACCTATGCCGTAGTGCTTGCATACCGAGCTAATGAAAGGGTGTTGTGGGCTTCCGACCACCGACCCCGATACGACCCCCTGGATATTCTTACGCTTGACCCAATCATCTACAAGCCATAGACATTGTCTTAGCTTAGAGCCGTTAATACTAAAAAAGCCCAGGGGTGCAAACTTGTCCTCTCGCTTATACCTTATGCCTCCGTACTCCTCAACAGGTGTCAGGTCCTGCAGGTGGTCCTCCCAACGTATGAGGGACCTATCAAAGCTCTGTATCGGATAGACAGTATCAATCATCTAAGAANGCTTTAAGAGGATAGAATACAAGCGTGTTACGATAGCCACCCTCTGCCAGGGGTACAATGGGAGTAACCCCGTGTACATTACGCCAGGCTGGATATACGAGCATCGAATTATCGCACGAATCAACTGTNACNCCATAGTCAGGTATAGTCGTGCAGCCACCTTTGCTGTTCTGCCTCTTGCATATAATCACATTCACGCAGCCGACCAGGTTAGCTGTGTCCCTATGATACGGAGCTGCNATNTTGTAGTTAGAAATGCTGGAGGTAAATATGTTACCAAACTTCCACTTGCCAGGGACCTTACGAAATATCTCAAACTGCTTCTTGAATATCTCAGGAGCTATACTATGAATCAACTTCTCAGACTCCTTTGCAGCCAGGCTCATCGCCTTGACAAACGTCTTTGCAGTCTGTGATGAATGAACAGAGCTGATAGTCGCATAGGGCCTACGCATATGTGGCTTTGGAGGTACAGCCCCCAGGATAGTGCTATACTGCATCACTCCTGATGTACGCTTCATCATCTGCTTAGGGACCCTCTCGGACCTTAGCTCCTCATCTGCTATATTGACCAGCTTGCCTAACTGCTCGTTATGCTTGTTGACATCACGGATAAAGAAGCCGACCAGCTCGTCTCCGTCATAGAATAAAGAGTCTTCTGTAACATTCGGCTCAATATAAGCACACTCGTCTCCGACCTTTACATCGTGTTCTACCTTAACTAAATCAATCCTTTTCATACCCTCTCTTGACGTTTCTCATTTTATCTAACAGCAAGCCTCCTACATAAATCTTACGCTCTCTAAAGTGCTTATCCAGCTTCTTAATGTAGTCAGGGTCTCCAGGTACCTTAACCCAAAACGCTTTCTTTACGTTTGACTCGTAACCCTCCACCTCATCGTCTAAGTCTTCAAAGTCATCGAGTATGGAGTAGTCAAATGTCTGCTTGCCNGTCCAATCATCGAACGAGGGAAACATATCAGCTATGAGCTTAGTGTCCCACTCNCCATACGATAGATTGTCTTTGATGACAACCTCTCGCTTTTTATCATCTGAGAGGCCCGTCAAAACCTTAACGGGTACCTCTTTGTAGCCTAGCTCTACACACGCCTTGTAACGCATATTGCCAGCCAAGATTAAACCCTCCTCATCTACTATGATAGGCCTTAGCTCTAACATATCAGGGAACTCTTGCAGGGACTTCTTTAGAGTCTCGTATTTGTGAGTATCTATGATGCGAGGGTTGTCTTGCTTCTCTCTTAATTCAGCTACTTTCTTTTTCATCTCTTGCCGTTCTCGTCTACGTACTTAGCACGCTTGTTAGTCCTGTGATACTGATAGGTCTCTTGCCACTCAGCTAGGGGGATGAATTTAACTTTCTTGTTAACCTCTTCTTTAGTCTTCTTGCGTTTCATAATTTTCTTCTAATGTTTCAAGTAACACGGGACCTAATTCTATCCCGTTTTTTGTCAGGTCTTTACTCAGCTCGAATGCAGCTGGGTAATCGTTAATGTCGAACTCAACTACTACCACGTGCTCGTTAGGAGCTTCCTTTGGCTCTTGTGGCTCAGGCGTAGCATCAGGAGCTGGCTCGTCAAAGTCTAAGTCTATATCATCAGCTGGGACCTCTTGAGGCTGCCATACGTTTAGGCCGTAC